ATCGAGTCGATGTTGCTGATCGCGTAGGCAGTCTTGCGCTTGCGCGAATCCTTGTCCTTCTGAAGTTCGGCGGCCCGGGATCGTGCTAGAGAACTCTTCCCCATGATGGGGTCGCCCATGTCGGTCTCCCCGATCTGCATTTCCGTTTCACGGGTGAGGCGCGACAAATCGGCGGCGACAGCGTTGTCCTGAATCATGGTGGACAACTTCCCGATCTGCTGGCGGCCGTTGTCCTTGGACATGCTGACGAGCAACTGCTGAGTCTCCTGCACGGCCGTTGCCGGATCCATGTCGGCGATCGTCAGAAGCAACTCACCAAGTTGCGGTGGGACGCTCGGAGCGGATGCGAGGATCTTGGTGATCCCGGCCTTGGCCTTGCGCTTGTCGTGTTCGAACATCATCCGCGCCTTCACCTCGGCGCGAGTCTTGTTGCGCTGAGTCAGGAGCGCCATCCATTGCTCGTGACGGATTGGGACATTGGCTCCGTTGATCGTGATCGCCGGAGTTCCGTCCTCAAAGAACCCGAGATCGAAGGTCTCCATTCCGACCGGATCACCATCAGAGATGCCGCGCATGGTGAGGTTGAAGTCGTTGACATCGCTCGCACGGCCAGTCAGGTCGCGCGCGTCGGCAATGCCGCGAGTCGCCTGCTCAGGCTGAAACGGTTCTCCCTGCGGGATGTACGAACCTCCCGCAACCATTTCTTCGGACTGCGGCTCGGTGATGTCGGTTGGGTCGATTGCCATGACGGTGATCCTGCGTTTCGTGTCTGATCAGAAAGTCCCAAACGGCTGATCGTTGTCCTTGTATCGCGTAATCCCGTCGCGATCGATGTAGGTGTGTCGAACTCCGGGTGTATTGGCTGGTGTCGATTCAGTCGAAGATTCCCTGACCATCGACTCGTCGAACAGGCTGATCGGCGCTTTACCCTTGATACGGGGCTGGTTCCCCCCGAACAAGTTCGCAAACCAGTTTGCAAACTGCTGGAACTCGCTGGATTTCTTGGCGCGACCGGGATCCACAACTCCGACGCGCATGTTCTTGAATCGATCCAGCATCTCCTGCTGATCTTTGCGCGCGTTCTCTCTCTGCCTCTCCTCGGTGCGAATCCTCGCCGCTTCTGCTCTCTCTTCAGCACCGATCTGCATCTGCTCGGATCGTCTTTCCGCTGCGATCTGCTTTGCCTCCACCGCCGCAAGATCGTCGAGGCGCTCTTGACGGGATCGATCTCGTTCTTCAAATCCCATCTCCGCGCCAATGGTCGCTTCCATCGCCGCACCCGCGCCAGCGAACGGGTTATTCGGGTCGTATGAACGGAATCCGCGACCGATGCCGAGGCCGATGGCCTGCATTCGCTCGCGATTGAAGAAGTCTTCGTTGGTAGTTGGCATGGTTCACCTCATGTTCATCAGGTAGTTGCCCCAGCCGTGCTGCGCTGCTTGCATGTTTCCGGCAAACGACCCGAATGGAGCCATTTGCGAAGCAGGATTCGGGGTCATGTTGCCTTGGAAGAACCCTCCTGATGATCCAGCGGCCGGAGCAGCCATGCCGCTCAACCCGGCTCCAAACACAGCGCCACCGATTGAGCCAATAGCAGACCCAAATGCACTTGTGCTTGCTCCAGCGAGATTCGCTGCCTGACCACGGAACTCGTATCCGACATTGAGACCTTGCTGGTAAATGTTGAACTGCTGACCAAGACCAGCCTGCTGCATGTTGGCGATGTTCCCGCTGTAGGTCTGATACATGTTCGACAGATTTGCCGCAAGAGACTGCTGTATGCCGGACATGCCTTGTCCCATCTGTGCAGAAAGCGTGGACATGCCCTGCGCTCGCTGCGCCTCAAGCGCGGACAACTGGCCTGCGTACTGCTCGCGGATCATCCCTTCTCGGAGAGCGCCCTGCGATCCGATGTTCTGAACGCGCTGCTGGCCGAAGGTGGTCTGTCCAAGACCCGTGAAGGCGTTGCTCGCTGTCTGCGCAGCCTCCTGCCTACGGGTCTCCTGACGAGTCGCCTCGATCGTCGATTCGCGACCGATGCGCATCTCGCCGAGAGCGCGATCCATGCCAGCACCATACTCAGAGCGAGCCTGTTCGAAGTACCGTGAAAACGACTGCTCGGCTCGCTCCATTTCGGTGCGGTACAGCGACATGTTCGCCTCCCGCTCCCGCGAGTACTGCTGCATGATCGGCGCGAACAAGTCTCGGTATTCGTCTCCAAGATCACGAAAGTCTGCGATGGCGGCACGACTAGTAGCACGCAGCGCGCTTCTGCGCGCGCTCGCGCCCATTGCGCCCATAGCAGCGCCACCAAGCATCATCGCGCCGCCGATAATCAATGGAATAGCCATTACGGATCACCTCTGCTCTTTCCGACCTGTGACACGATGACGGACATGCGTTCGATAGACCACGGCTTGCCGTCCGATGCAATGGTCATGTACATCGCCTCGCCACGGATACGGCACTTCTTCGCCGTGTTGCGGCCGGGTACGAGTGTCCCGACTTCGATAACTTCCGCTTCGGGAAATGAAGCGCCTGACACATCCGCGTTGTCTCGCTCATCAGGGCTGACAGGGATCTGCTGGATCGTGATCATCGCTCCATCGGGCGATCCGATGTCTGCCGTGATCTGCTCGTACTCGACGAGTTGCGGAGGAGACCCGGCGGTTACGCCAGTAGCAGCACCATCGACGGCCGGAGTGCTGTCCCGTTCGATGACCCACCGCGCTCCGCTCGGAGCAAGCGTGTCCCATCGAATCACCCAGTTTCCCGGGCCGTTGTAGACGCGGTTGATGCCAGCAGCAAACGGATCGTCCTGTGTGTACTGTCCGAACGGACGAATGGCGAATCGACCGTCGATCTCGCTCGGAGACGGGGTGGCAATCGTCCCTCCGTCATACAGCACGGATCCAGCGCCAGCAGCGTTGCCTCCGTCGATCACGAGCGGATTCAGGTTGATGACGAACAGGCTGTCCGTCTGCAAGCCAAGCGCAGTCTGCGCCGTGTCACCCTTGGTGACGCTGATGATCGGAGACTGGCTCAGGTCGGTGAACCCGCTCGGAACCTCGTACTTGTCATCTGCGAGATCGACGCGAATCTCGTTCATCATCACGCGATACGGCAACTGCCCGATCACAGGGCCGATCGTTAGGCTGCTACGGACGAACTGCGCTCGCTGATCCTCGTCCTTCATCTCCTCATCCCAACCATCAACTCCGATTGGGAAGGCCCGGTCAATGATGCTGATCGACTGTGATCCACCAAGGAACAGCCGACCGGACTTCGTTCGGGAACTTCCCACATAGCAGGCCGATGTGGGTGCGTAGATGTTCGGATCGGAGAACCGCTGCGGCCAAAACGAATCGGTCTTCAGGTCGTAGTAGATGTGCAGGCTGGCGTTCTCGACACCGCTGACGGACAGCAGCATCCAAACACCCTCTCGATCAGGGTCGTAGCACAGGCACGGGAACACATCTCCCGTCGATGTGCTGCCAGTCAGCGATGTCGATGCAGCCGCAAATCCAATGGATTCCGCAGTCGATTCCCCGCTCAGTCCACCTTCCGGTGTCTGAATCTTCGTGTCGGCTCCAGTCGCGCTGCCGCCATCCGTATTGATGGATCGAAGCGTTCCTCCCGAAAGCGAACTCGTGCCTCCAATGGCTGGAGTTCCGAAGTCGAGACGGAGGAAGAACGAGTCGAGCCTACCCGCGCTAACTCGGTTCGCGCGGTTGAAGTTGAAGTCATTGGCGTTGATGAAGTACAGCCCGTCATTCGCAAGGATGAACGCGCCCTTCTCCTGCGACTGGCAGTACGCGCGCTGACCTGCGATGCCGATCGACTTGGTCAGACTGACCATCGCGACCTGTTCTTCGAATATCGGATCCGTGGTGAGGAACGAGAACGAGTTCGTGCATCCGAACATCAATCCGGTCTGCGCAAACGGGAAGATCGCGACAATCGGATCACCGAGTGTTCCATATGCCGTGGTGACCGTGCCACCGATACCGCTCATCGCTCCAATAAAATCGGTTCCGCTCCATCCATCATCAGACGCACCTGTTGCTGCAACCTTGTCGGGAGCGCAGGCAAACCACACATTCGGGGTCTTCTTGTACCCAGCGAGAACAACGCGAGCGCCCCATCGGCAGATCAGCGTGGCTCTGTTTCCTGCTGGACTTGTGGATGGATCCGTGTGGTATGGGCCTTTGTGCGTTCCTACGGTATCTCCCCAAACGGAAACTCCAGTCGTAGTGTCCGTCAGCAGAACCTTCGTGTAGTTCGTGCCATCGACGAAGTAGAAGTACTCGTTGAACTGAACGCCCTCGACCAATCCCGTGGTGTTGAGTTTTAGAGTTCCCTGACCGGGGAAGGCAGTCGCGGTTGCCGTAAGGTCGGCATTCGGATCAGCGTAGTAGATGATTCCGTTCCTGACGAAGATCAACTTCTCGACGAGCGTTCCGCCGATGTACGCCCGGAAGGTGGACATGAACTGCACGCTTCCGAGGTTGTACAACTGCGTGCCGTTGCGCGTGCTGATCCTCATCCTTCCGCTCCACACATCCGAAGGCATCATGTTCACGCATGACGGTGTCATGCCCTGCGGGATCGCAGAGAACTGCGACTGCTCCGTGAAGCCCTTGAACGGAAGTTGGACGGGGATGTGGGTCAAGTGATTCGAATGAGGTCAAATGCAAACGGGTTTCCGGGGACTTGGAGAGCGCCCTGCGTTGCATCGGCGGCAGTTCCCGTTTGATCAACGATGATCGCCTGCGGACTTCCTCCTGCACTCACGAACAATCCACGGTAGACCTGTCCGGCGGTACACCTGATGTTTGCGATTCCCGAAGAAGGGTTGGTGAACACGGTTGGAGAAGCAGAGAACGATGTACCAATCTGCTCTGTTCTTGGGATTCCGCTCGTAGAGAATGTGACGAAGACAACCTGTCCGATTCGCGCGGTATCCAAAAACGATCGCGTGACCGCGTCCTGCGCTGCCGTGGGATTCGCAAGATTGGTGATCCTGTTCGAACCCATGTTCAGGTTTGCAGCCATCTGACCTGACACCGTGAGGTTTCCCGTCACGGTGGCATTCGCAGCCATCGTGACCCCTTGCGACGGGCCAACGGTAATCGCGGCATTTCCCCCGGTAGCAACAACGACGGTGTCTGCGGCCGTGAACGCGATGCCCGTGTTGGTGTCGCCTGTCGTGGTGATCGCGGGTGCGGCTGCGGTTCCGGCGATGAAAGAGGCAACGCCTCCGTGAGTAGACGCTCCGGTCAGCGTCGAAGCGCCATCGACCACAAGCCCGGTTGTCGTGTCCTTCAGCGTGATCTTCTTCGCCACGACATCAACGCCTTCGGTCGCGCTGATTCCCCAAATGTTCTGCGGAACCCACGCGCGCCACGCAGAGACATCGCCGTCCCACACTCGCGTGTACGACTTCGGGGTGACGGTTCCATCACCATCAGTCCAAAGATGCTGCATCACGGTCGTGCCGAACTTCAGCACGAGCATGTTGATGCCGCCGTCAGCGGTCTTGATGTCGATCGGGGCAGCAGGAACCGTACCGCTGGTGATCGATGCAATGCCAGCCCAACGGTACACGCCAGCGACACGGTTGGTCGCTGCATCGATGTCTCCTGCTGGAGACGAGAAGTACGGGAGCGTCCCGCCAAGCCACGGCAACGCCGTCCAGTTGTTGGTGTTGTCGCCGATCTTGATCTGCTTCAGATCGGTGTCGAGGCCGATCTCGCCGACATCGAGGGTCGGAGGTGTTCCGGCGTTCCAGTTGGCGGTCGTGTCTCGGCGTACTTGGATCTTCGCAGTCATGGCTCACCTTCCTCGACGAACCTCGGAGGCACGATGTACATGCCCTCGGGCAACTCGATGCTGTTGCTGGACAGCGTCCATTGCCCGTCAACCAGCATCCACACCCTTCCCTTCACTCCCGGCCCCAGCCTCACGGGACTCTGATCGGGGATGAACACCGCCCTGCTTCCGCAGCCACTCGCGAATGCGAGCGCCGCCACGACGAAGGCGATCACGATCCACATCAGCATCGACCGCCACGGAGCCACGCTCCATGCGCTTTTCAAGGTACGACAGGAGGCCGAGGGCGATGGTCGCGATGATCCTGTCGAGCATGGCATCACTTGGCTCCGGCCTGTTCGCTGCTGACCTTGTTGTCTCTCGCGAAGATCAGGCCAAACCCGGCGATGCAGGCGGCGATGACGGCGGCCCAGTCAGCCGTGGTCGCAGGGTCGTTGTCGAAGGTCGCGGAAAGCGCGCCGCCGATGGCGACGAGCATCGCGCCAATGCCTGCAACCGTGGTGCGCCACGATGGGATGAACTCGGTCAAGACTTGCTCCTTTCAAGACGATCCAGCCGTGCGGCTAGGTCGCGCAGACGCTCTTCGGTCTGCTTGTCCGTGAGTGTGAAGCCGACCTGCGCCTTCGCGAGATCGGAGACGATGCTGCTCAACTCCTTGACCTGCTCGCTGGTGGTAGCCAACTGCTGATCCTTGCGGCCCATCTGCATCAGAACCGTGCCGATGCCGATGCAGATCGCGACGAACTGCGCCCACGATGCCACAAGTTGAGAGTTCTTCTTGCTGTCTTCCGTCATTGCACGAATCCCCTGCGATACCTGACTGGGTCGGAGACAAACGCGCCTGACCGGACGGGATTCAGGCGACCGTAGTCCCTCTGTGCAATGCCATCCTTGATGGCGGCCGCGTTCCAAATGGGGCCGTTGTCGATCTCGATCAGCCGCGCGGCCAGCCCTTCGTCTTCGTAGGCAACGGCGAAGGCGCGGCAGTAGGCGATCAGGAGAGCCTCGACATACGGAGGAACAGGGATGATGTAGGTGTCGGGGGTGACCGCATTCGTCTCGCCCGAGACGGCCGTCCATCCCGCGCGGTAGCGCATGATGATGGCATCGTTCGTGGTTGCCTGCGGAGTGGGGTAGATATCGAGCCGT